TATATCTGTAGCACTTGGTGGTGTATGGTGAGTTGAACTAGGCATAGGCATTTGCTGTGCGGCATCTTTAGCGGCTATGTCAGCAATCAGTTGTTCGATGATGGCTTGTGGTAGTATGCGGTCAGTGCGTTCTTTTATTTGACAACCTGGCGAACCATAAAATAATCGCACAGGATCCTTACAAGCTTTATCGCCTGCCGGGAATACTTTTAGCAAACCACGAATCAGTTGTTTAGTGCGGTCATGATTTGTTTCAGCGTTTTCAAGAATAAAGCAAATACGAAACTTTTCGTGATGTGGTTTATAACTATGCGTGGCATAAAAACCAGCACCATATTTTTTATAAAAGTCGTGCTCCAACAATTGGGCTATGCTCATCTTAGGATCGTTTTCATTATCCACATCAACCATAAGCAATTGCCTGCTTATAAAGTTATCGCCAGTGCGGTGCCCATCTTGTAGTTCCGCACTGGTAGCATAACCATCAATGGTGATTAGTTCAAACGCTTCTTCCCATGATACATCAATGTTATTCCATCCTTCACCCATTTGTTGAACAACATTTTTGTCCATTGACTTACCACGAGTAGCATGTATACTAATCAACATACCTAATCATCCTAGCATCAATCTCAGCTTGTCTTGCTTGTTCTGTTTTGCTCCAACTGGCAATAGTTTCTTGTTCTAATCGAGCATAACGTTCACGCATTTCATCTTCTGTTTCAATAGGTGTTAGACCATCATACTCATCATTCATATTGTCGTTTGTCATATAAATCCTTGTAGTGATTGTATCTAGCCATTGCTTGTTCTCTGACAGCATCCGCTTCGCTATTGCCTTCATGCATCATTGCCATATTGTACATCAATGTCATCTTGCTAAGATGCTGTATTCTTTTACGCCATACATCAAGTTCTTCGTCATCAAGTTTAGAATTTTCATAGCGATACATTTCTGCGACTTCTATTTCAAAGTCCTTTTCTTCTTGTGATTTTTTCATAAATCTCCATAGGTTGGTTATTCCACTACTTGTGTAGTGAGACTTTGTGGTCCTGGGAGATTGTCAACTCTCCTTCTTCTCGTAGGACCGACTAGACTGATTCTAGACGGGCTCGCAGTTTACTAGGCTGCGGACACCTGAAAAGGATGGGCTGACCATCCAGTGCAGGTTAGTAAATTTTCTGAGAAGAAAGAATTAGTGCGTTGCACACTAACAACTTTATTTAGCTATTATACTTACCGCCGTTGCTCAAATCAACAGGGGAGATAACCAAATAATCTTTGATTTTAAAACCACTTTAAAAAAACACACATAGCGGCACCGCTATGCTATAAAAAAAGCACCTAAAAAGGTGCTTTTTGCTAAATCGCCTGTTTTATGCCTGACCAGCTACATAGGGTGCTGGAGGTAGTATAAACACTAATTTTCGCGTATGGTTCTACCCGTAGTCATCATAACTACACTAAAGTCAGTGGTATCAAACTGCTCATTCAACTTATCAGCGAGGTTAAACGCATGGCCAGGTTCAGGAAAACTGCTTTTAAGATATTTAGGACCAGGGTAAGGAACCTCAATATTTTGAAAGGTCCTTACCTTTATAGGTCGTCCTTTGTAGCAGACCGCGTATACGGCGTAAGCATCACACACCTCCACGGCACGCATATCATCTTCAACGGATCTAAGAATAATTTTGGGTGAGCGTCTGGCCATGATGTGGTTGTCGTTGTGTAAAGCCATTTCGTTTGGCAAAGTTAAAAATAGTAAGGCGACTTACTCTATATTTGGCAGCAAGTTCATTGTGGCTCATATGTCCTAAAGTTAAATCAGCCAGTAGTTCTTCTGGGTTATACTTTTTTGGAGCACCACGATCCTTACGCACCTTGCGTCCTGTTTCCAAAGTCTTCTTACCCATATTAGCACCTGTAATGCCAAGTGCGTTATGTGGTCGAATCTTTAACTTGTGTTGATCAAGTGGAGGTGGTTCCCAGTTGTATGTGTAAGTTTGTGTGTGGCCTTTCATCCAAGCAATAGCACCTGACGCACGTGCCAGTTCAATCCAGCGTAGTGGATCTAATGTACTGACTATAATCATACGCCATTCTGCATCACGATAACTCATGCCCCAAGGCTCGCCAGACAACAAGTGCTGGAAAGGCACATCTAATGGCATAATGACTGCGGCTCTAATATGTTCTGTGGATACCGTTTCACACACGAATTTATATTCCTCTGCTCCTACCGCCCTACGCAAGATAGACTGCGGAGTGGGATAGATACTTCTATAACTTCTGCCTGGCCCAGTATATTGTGGATACCACTTATTTGCTACTAACGATTCGTTCATACTACTATGTAGCAGGTTTTTACTTGGCTGTTAGTTTCTGTTCAATGCGTTCCAAACTTTTGCTTTGGTGATCGCTGTTGACGTGTATCACAGCAATCTTCTTGTCCAGTGCATCAATCTTTTCATTCATAGATAGATAGCCTGTGCCACCAATGCCCAGGCTACCTATAACAATCCAGGATAGTTGCTTTAATGTAAATTCCATTATGCACCTACTGGTGTTAGTGTTGTAATAATTGTTGCTGTGCTTGGACCAAATGCTGTGGCCGCAAAAGTTGGGAATGTGATGTTGGTATCACTTACAGCATACATCAACTCCCAATAGTCTGTGGTGTTGGCTGAACTGATCAAGTAATTCCAACTTGCAATAGTGGCCGCACCTTTAACTACAGTAACCTGACCCATTGAGTTAGTAACATCTGTGCCGTTCTTACGCAACCAAATATAAGCAATATGGTCGTTGCCGTTGTCTGCGTTATCAACCTGCACACTAAACTGCATGTTGTATGCACCTGCCGCACCAGGAATCAATCTTGAAGTGCTACCAACCGTAGCAATGTTGCTGACATCTGCTGTTCCTAATGGAAACGCTGCCGCAGTATTGGCCGCACCTGGAGTGATTGTAGTGCTGTAAGCAAACTGACCATACACGCGGTTATAACTGATGTTGTTGCCAGTAACGCCTACACCAGTGTTGCCATAAGCACCTGTGTTGAATGTGTATGTGTTGCTACGGAATGTGGCCGCTGCCGCACTGGCGTTGATAATATCCACGCGGTTTTGGTTGTTGAGTGGTGTTGCGGCTGGGAAGCCACGAACACGGAATGTGGCCGCACCTGCTGTCACGGTTGGCAGGCTCAAACTCTGGCTACCACTCAATGCTGGCACACCACTTGATGTGGCACCAATAGTGACACTGGTTGTAGTTGGAGCACCCACTACCATGAATGTGCCTGTGCTTACGTTGGTAAAGCCACTGACAGCAATCTTAGCGTTTGTCCCGAACGGAATATAACTTTGTGCGGAATATGTTACCGTGATCAACTGACGTGTAAATGTTAGACCAGTTGTAGTTCCCGCAGTAGTTGTGATAGGAGCTCCGCCAACCGTAGCACTTAATGTGATGCTTGTTGAGTTGCCAGCACCACCGTTGTTGGCAACAATGTAATACGTCCCTGCACTGATACCAGTTGCTGTTCCTGTTAGCGTGCCTGTGACAACCACTGCTGTGCCCACGCCTGCTAATGTGCTTGGGATAGTGAGTTGGCCTCTTGTGCCTGATACTGATGTGACGGTCTGTGCCACGTTTACACGACTTACTGCTGTGATAGTAGCACCGCTGATTGTTAAAGTGCCATCAGCAAATGTTTCAGCAGGAGCAAACTGGATCTGACCTGCGTGAACAGCAGTAAAGCCACCACCTTGGTTTTGTGTAGCAATGTATTCAGTAAAGCCTGTGGTAGCATAACCGTTGAAGTTTAAACCACCCAGAATGTTTGTTGAAGTCACCGCTGATGGAGCCACAGGACTTAAACCAGTAAATGGGATAGTGCCAGTTAGTTCGCTGTTGCCGTTTGCACTTCTCAATGAGAACACTGGAGCAGTATTAGGACCAGCAAATGTATCACCAAAGTAGTGCGTGAACTGACCTTGAGCACCGTTGCCAAGACTTGATGAGCTGTTATTATAACTCGAAACCGCATCAATACCGTTGTTGTCTGTGATGCTTGTCAGTGCTGGTGCAGGGAATGTGTAAGTTGTGCTTGGTGTAGCAGTCAGTGAGCCCAACACACGCGAACCGTTGGCCAAATTGGCTGTGATTGTGCCTGCACTAAAGTTGCCTGACGCATCACGAGCAACAATAGCACTTGCTGTGTTAGCACTTGTAGCCGTGCTGCCTAACGTAACTTCAGTAGCAGAAGTATATGTGGCTGTAATACCACCACCGTTTGTTAGTTTAACCGTATCTGTCGTGCTATCACTACCTGTTAGATTTAAGTTAGCACCACCAGTGGTTGAACTCGCCGCAAAGTCGTAAGTTGTATTTGTATCTGTAGCGTTGATGGTCATCGTACTGGCATCTGTGGCTACCACACTAACGTTTGTGCCGCCAGCGAACTTGACGCTATCTGTAGTGGAATCTGATCCAACTAAGTTTAAGTTGGCACCACCTGTTGTAGAACTTACATCTTGCGTGTATGTTGTGTTTGTATCAGTTGAACTAATTGTGATTGTGTTAGCATCGGTTGCTACCACACTAACGTTTGTGCCGCCAGCGAACTTGACGCTATCTGTAGTAGAGTTTGAACCTACTAAGTTTAAGTTAGCACCACCAGTTGTAGAACTTACATCTTGTGTGTATGTTACCACAGTTGGTAAGATACTATTGACATAGAAAACCGTTGTAAGGTCTGTGGAGTTTGTTGGACCAAATGGATTTACCGTAGCGTATGTGCTACCACCAACATTGGTATCAACGAAACTTACACCGCCATTGGCGTTGATTGTTGGAGTTCTTACACTATTAAACTGAACGTCATCACTTGTGCCAACTGCTTGACCAATAGCAACACTTACTTCTGTGCCGCTTACTTGGCTAACGGTTACGCCTGTGCCGTTGCTTAGTTTAACGGTGTCAGTGGTTGAATCACTGCCTACCAAGTTTAAGTTAGCACCACCTGTTGTGGATGTTGCGTTATAGTCGTAAGTTGTATTTGTATCTGTTGCCGCAATAGTGATTGTGTTAGCATCTGTTCTGCTTACGGTTACGTTTGTGCCACTTGCGAACTTTACCGTATCTGTTGTGCTATCTGAACCAACCAAGTTAAAGTTAGCACCACCAGTAGTAGTGCTTGCGTCGATAGTGTATGTGATGTTTGCTGGAAGTGCATCAACATAAGCTTTGGTTGTCAAGTCTGTTGAGTTTGTAGGACCTGCTGGATTGATACTTGCGTATGTTGTAGCATTATCAATGAAGTTGATTTCTTCACCAGACGCACCTAATACACCAGCAGTATATTTGCCTGTTCTAATCGTAAACGGAGCAGTTGTGCTACCGCTTGCTTGAATGCTCATAAACTCGCCGTTGTTGATGTCATCGCTACCAAACACGGTCAAGTTAGCGTTAGCACTTGTAGTAGAGTTAGGCGATAATACACGGAAGCCAGAACTATTGCCAGTTGTTGATTTTACTTCTGGTCTATTAGCACGGTCATTGTTTTCACTATAGTTGATTGCTGTGCTTTGTGCTAAGTTTAAGTCGTTGCCTTCTATAGTTAAATCATTGCGGATTGTGCTAACACCTGTTGTAGCACCCATAACAAGTGATGTAGCACCAGTAAATGCTCCAACGGTAGTTGGGCTTGTCAATAACAAGAAAGAAGCTTGATCCGTGTATAGTTGATCTACGCTGATTAGACCAATATCACTACTATCACTGCTTAGATATAAATCACCAGTTAGTGTCGATGGTATTATCAAAAGTAAGACCTACGGTAACATTACCTAATGTAGCACCACCAAATGTAGGACTGCTTGTTGTAGCAATACTTTGTGGTAGGCTCAGCGTAACTGCACCAGTTGGACTACTTGCAATAACTTGATTGGCAGTTCCAGTGATACTTGTAACGCCGCTACTTACTTGAGCATCAACGTATGTCTTTGTTGTCAAGTCAGTACCAATAGTAGGACCTGCTGGATTTAATGTAGCGTATGTTGTAGCACCATCTCTAATAGCGATGCTTTCACCACTTGCACCAAATGTGCCACTTGTGTATGTGCCACTTGTAATACGTAATGGATCTGTGGCAAAATCACCAGCCAGTAGTGATAAGAATGTAGTGTTTAATGAATCGCTTGAGTTGCCAACACTTAAAGTTGAACTGACTCCACTGCTGGTGCTTGGAGCAATAACACGGAAGCCACTGCTTAGTCCGCTTGTGCTTTGAACATAAGGACGATTTAAACGATTGTTTGCTTCTGGATATAATAAACCAGTATCAGCCGCAAATTCTAAATCACCTGTAGCACTTTGTAGTTTTAAGTTGCCAGTAGTTGTGCTGATTGTGTTGTCATCTGCTACAGCGATTGTGATATTGCCAAACTCGGCATCTGGTGCTGTAAATGTGCCATTGATTACTAAATCGTTGTTGATTGTAGTGGTGCCTGTGCCAGCACCAATATTGACCGTTGTTGCCGCAAGACCCAAGTTGATAGTTGTTGCGTTGGCAGGGAAGATGTTGCCAGTAGTAGCTGTAGTAAGGATGTTGCCTGACAAGACATACAAGTCTCCGCGAACTACTACATTACCACTGCTATCTGGAATAGGAGTATCAGCACCGCCATACAAACTTGTAGAGTTAGTTGAACTAACGTCTTGATTTGGAGGTGTGCCGTATAAACTTGAACTACTTGTCATTATTCGTGATCCTTATTTGATGTTGTATTGGCGATATTGTCTTGGTTGCCATACACTGGTTAAACGAGTATGCCCGCCTGACCATTTACCAAGGTTGTTTTGATCTTCAACTACATTCCACGCATCCATAAACTTTTGCTGATAAACTGCGGCATCAGTGTCATTGTGGCGTTTGATATAATACTCACGCAATGTAGCATACACATAGCCTTCTGGCCAAGTTTGTAAGACTGCGTTGTTCTGAACGGTTAGTCCTGTTTGTGTGATACCTGTTACGCTACCACCATCTGGACCCGTGCCACCTGTTGTAGTTGCTGTAATGCTTGTGCCGTTGATAATGCTTGCGACAACCGTTGTGCCACCTGTGCCAAAACTACCAACACCATCTGTTGCGTAAATCTCATCACCAACTTCCAAATCACCTACCGTGGTCATACCACCTACGGTAAATGTCCAAGGACCTGTTCCTGTGATTGTGCTTACTGAACCAGTTGCGGAAACAACTTCATCTGTAACAGGAGCAAACAACAAAGGCCACGCTTTGTAGTAATACATGTTGATCAAGTCGCCTTCAGCAACATATGGTAAGAACTGATACTTGTTATAAACTTCAGAAAACTTACCACGAATAACTGCTGGCACGTTTACTGGTTGCAAGTATAACTGGGCAATCATTGACTGCGTAATAATATCTCTATCACCAATACGGTCATATACAATCCAAGGACCTGTTTGACTTGCTTGGTTGCCTGTTGTAGAGAATGTTAGTGTGCCACTAACCGTTCCTGTGTTTGCGGCATTTAATGTAATAACGGTTCCAACACCACCAGCACCCACAATGTTGATAATCTGTGCTCCTGTAGCAATGCCAGTGCCGCTTACAACCATATTCACTTGTAATGCTTGTGCGGGAATAGAAGTTAGTGTGATTGAAGTTTGACCACTTGTGCCTGTGGCAGTTGCCGTTGTTGTAACTTGCTGTCCTTGTTTGAAGAACAAAATAGGCTTGTTCATATCGCCTGGAATAGGGATACGACCATTAGCATCTGCTACACCAATGTTTTCAATCGCATATGGATCTGATCGTAGTGCTGGCAGTTCAATGTTTCTCATTGACATTTCTGCCATAAAGATACATTGTTTTATTTCTGTGTCGTTTGTGCTACCTGTGAAGTCTTTGATGAACTCGACAAGATCATCACCTGTTGGAATAATAAACATTTAGTTTCCTCTAAAATATTTCTGCTCACCCTTTTTCGTTGGGTATGGCACGCTAACTGGAATAGGCAGTTTACCGCCTGGGTAGCAAACATACTCAGGGTATTCAGTTTCTACTACACGATAGAATTGTGCCTTGAGTGTTCTATCGTTTTTTAATGCTGACCAAGGAATGCCATCAAAGTATTGATCGCTAATGCGGATACTGATAACACTTGGTAGTTCCATCCATTTGAATGCTAACTTGCCATCATCACTTAGTGGTGCTAGTGGATCAGGAATACCAAGTTCAGCGGCATGTCTATAGTTCTTTACACGGTTTTTAACCTCTTCAGTGTTCATCTGTTCGCGTTTGATGTAGAACTTGCCATCTTCGCGACCAGTAGTTACTTTAATGTTATTACCTTTGTTCCATGCTGTGCGTGTCCAATCACCTTTCATACTGCGATAAAGGTCATCGTTTTGTAGCAGTTTATCTGCTAATCCATTATGGTTTGTAATCATACCGCCGTGGTCTTGGCGGTAGTAGTCCCAGTTCTTTTCTGGGTCGCTGTTATCTAAATATTCAGGTTGGTTGTAATCACTCATATAGTTATTTAGCGTCAATAGGAAAGGGCTCTTGCGAGCCCTTTCATTGCTACATTTAACTTCTTTACAGATTAAGGAGTAACGTCGCCTGCACCTAAGTTTACACGACTTACCAATGCCGCTGGGCGAGCACCTGGTAAAGAAGCTTGTGCTGTTGTGCCTGCTGTGATGTTGTTTAGAACAGCAACACCTGCTGGGTTACGAACAATCAATGTACCTTCCATGATGAACTGATCTAAACTTGCGTCAGCGTTCGAGAACACTTCGTTGTTTGGACCCAAATCACGTAAAGAACCCCACTGAACTACGTCTTCGTTCAAGAAGTAAATTGCGTTAGCATTTACTTGATCCATAATCCAAGAATCAAAGATTTCGTATGTGTAGTTGAAGTCGCCTTCATAAGTTTGGATTGTGTCGCCACGAGCACTATCAACACGGTTGATACCACGTGATTGTGGCATGTTATCGCTGATTGAAGTGCGGATGCTTGTTGGAGCAACTACCGTGCGGATCTTAGCGTTATAACGCTGTTCAGCAACCGTTACCAACTGCTTGTATAAAGCTGGGCTGAAGTATTGGTTAGTGAATGTGCCGCTGTAGTATTGGCTACCGTTAGCGTAAATCTGCAATGCGTTAGAAGCTTGAACAGCAGAGTCAGTAGATTCGTTGTTGTAGAAAGAATCTAAACCACTTGTTGTGCCACTTGTAGTATTGAAGGATTGTGTGCCTGCGAAAGAGTTCAATGAACCCATACGACGACCAGTTTGACCACTTGGTAAGCCAGATGCTGTGCCTGTTTGGCCAGCATACTTAGTACCGATTTGGTCATTACGAACTAATTGTAGTTCAACGTCAAACATCAATTCAATCAATTGCTTGACTTCTTGATATGCTTGAGGATCACCACCAGATTGCATAACTGCACGAGCTGTGCCAGAAGCGGCAATAACTGTGGAGAAGATCTGTGTGTAGTTGCCTAAGTTATAACGCTGATTGCTTTCTGCTTGAGAAGTAGCAACGGTAGCACCTTCAACTTGGGCTTGAACTGCTGGAGCACGATAGATATCGTCTGTCCATAAAGGTAAAGTGCTGTTTACTTTACGCTTCTTTGACATAGCCATGTTTAAAACAGGTGTGTCATCTTTAACGCGGTTGGATACATCAAGATCCAAGTCCTTAACAACGATGTCGCTTCCGTAGGCTGTAGTACCATTACCGATTTGCGAAGTTGTGATTTCTGCCATGATTTTATTCCTTTAAAATAAATTATCTCCTACCACCACGAATACTCTGTAGTCGTTGCATTAGTAGGTTGTCTGCGGCTTTTTTGTCGCCACTCTTGGCTTGTTCACGAAGTTTAGCAATTTCACCATCATTGCCGCCACGTTGGCTACTGGAGCCTTTACGCGATGTCAATGCCGCCATACTTGACCCTGCTGACTTTGTAGCGGGCTTGTCTCTATATCTTAAACCATCACGGACAAGGCTTAGTAATCCTTCATCACTTGACAGCAAGTCGATATTTGACACGCCTGGAATAATCTCACCATTGGCTTCGTTCCACACTTTAGAAATCTTATCACGGACTTCTTTAAAGACATATTCGTTTTTCAACTCTTTGTCTTGGAAGTTCTTACGAGCTTCTGCTAAGTGATGAACTACTTGTTGAGCACGAACTTGACGGAACTGATCTACTGCTGGTTTCAACTGGCCAATAACGGCTTGTTGTTGTGCAATATACTGCTCGTTCTGTTGTATGCTCGCCTGGATCCTTGCTATTTGGGCAGGGTCCCTGGTTTGTTGCAACTGCTGTTGGAAAGTGTTTTGGTAAGATTGTGTTTTAATAATCTCATCATACGCTTTACGCAACTGCGGTTGAACCGTAAATTCCATTGCTAAAGTCAAACCTTCTTGTCTTGAACGAACATCGTTTAAGTATTCCTCAAACTCTGCTTTATCAATTTTAAGTTGGCGTGCTTCTTCGTGTATCGCAGACCCTTGACCCAGAATAGCGGCGGCCTTCTTAGCATCAATAACTACTTCTTTGCCATTCTTCATAAACTTGAATTTGGCGTTAGGGTTTGTTTCAGCAAACTCTACGAAGTCAATTAGTTCTTCTGCTGTAGAATCATTACTATCAGTGCTTACAGGTTCCTGGGCATCTGCTTCTTGATTGTCGCTCACATATTCTTCGTCGCTGGAGTCAGCAACTTCAGCACCTTCTGGTGCTACAGGGGTTGATGTTTCTGCCGTCTCATCTTCACCTGTCGCAGTTTGTTCAGGAGCTCTAATCTGGTTACGCAAAGTGTTTTCACGCATTGCGGTCATTTTAGCGGCTATTGAATCTAAACTTGGAACTGCATTTTGTTCAGTGCCCGTGCTCTGCGGAGCATTAGGGGTGATCGTTGTTTCCATATTTTTCCTTAAATTGTAAGGGCCTTGCGGTTACCTTCACTTTTATTTAGTCTCGTTTTGATCTGTGGATTCAGATCTCAACAACACATTCTTCTTATACACAGCACTTTTTAGTGTATTGATAAAACTATCTATACCACTAAGTTGATTAGCAAGTGCGATACGCTCTGCATTTGCTTCTTCAGTGTGTGTTCTAATATTTGCCATAGCATCATTTACTTCAAACTTGAAGTGATGTATGAACATAGCCAAGTCGCGGTTCTTCATTAGTGCTTCTGCTAAAGAGCCATAACTTTTAACAGCATCACGCTGACTTGGCGTAAGTTTTTTAGGATTACTTGTGTCTATGGTAAGACGCTTATTGTAAGCGTCCACCGCTTCTTCTGATATCATTTCTATGCCTTTCTAAGTTTTAAGAATATACTTTTGGATCGCCTGCTGCCATACTCATAAAGTCGAGTTGGCTTTCAGCATCTGTTCCAGCAACTTCCATTTCAATTTGCTTGGCTTTAACATCGTTCAAGTTAGCAACGGATAGTTTCTGTCTGTCTTCTGGACTTGGTTGTTTGTTTTGCTGTGCTGCCTGTCCTGCTTCAATCATACCTTTAACTTCTTCATCAGTTGGCAAGTATGTGTTGCAATCTTTAACACCAAGAACGTACAATGTATCTTCAAAAGGCTTTTTAACCTTCTTATACATTTCAGGAGTTAAAGCACCAGCACCAACCATTTGTTGGACCATCTGATATAAATCTGTTTGGCACTTTTGAATAATCTGTAAGCGACCTAACTGGTTCTCTTCAGACTTCATACCAAGTGCAAGTTCTAAATGTAGTTGCTTGCGATCACAGAAGTTCATATCGTCCCAAGCCAAATAGTCTAAGAACACAGGAGTCTTATCTGGATGGCAACTTGCCGCTAACTTTTTAACGCCATAATCATCACCATACTGGATTAGTGTTCTCCACACTAACCATAGTGCTTCTTTAAGACCTTCAGCCGCATTACGAACCGTGTTGTCTTGAATGATTTGGTTTGGCGACAATGCCATTTGTAGTTTAACACCCGAGTTGCCTGGTGCCATAACTTCAGGATTGAATACATCTTGTGGAGTAGTCATACCTACCATTGCCATTGTATCTTGTTGGATACGTTGCATAGCAACTTCTAAGAACTGCAAGTTGCCACTTGGAGGAGGCATTTGGTAAATGTCTTTTTGTGGATCAAACTTACTATCTAAAATAAAGATAGCACTTTCACCGTCTTGAATCATTTCAAAATCAACACGGTCTGGTTTAACACCAATACGTGGAGTTGCTGTTAGCAAGCCCAGTTGGATTTCAGCACGAGCCGCTGATGTGTTGTATTCCTGCATTGGAATAACTGATTCAGCGATACTCATACCATAGAAGTTGCCAGGTAGTGGTTTTGGACACATATTAGCAACAGGAATAAACTCTACTTCACGAGCAGAGATAATATAACTGCCAGAGTAAATTAGTTCTACAAGTTCTAACTCACCATCACCATCAATGTCATACTTGTTCCATACGGTAACAATAGATACTTGACGGCTGTCTGGATCTGCACTTGCGGCTGAACTAACTGGAATACCCATAACAGGCACGCTATCACGAGCGTGGATAGCCAAGTTGTTTAGAACTGAACCTGCTTGGTAAGCACCGTTCATATTGTATTCTGCAAACTGACGGAAGTTGTCTAAGTCGCCTTGAATGCCAGGATATAACTCAGCTGCTTCTTGAATCGTCATTGGATCGTAGTAGCCACAGAATGGTTGATCTTTCATTTCAGGCACGGTTGGATCACAAATCCAGTAGTGCTGTGCAATTGGGTGGAACTTGATGTTGATGCCGTAGCCAGTTAGTTTATATTTGGCTTTATAAGTTGTGTGTCTATTGATAGCATCATTGATAACACTTTCTTGTCCGTCTAAGTTGCCTTGAACAATGCTTTCGCCTTCTGCACCAAACTTTTCTACAGCATCATCATCTGTCATATCAAGCATAAACTTTTGAGCAACACCTTTAGCGTATTCAGTAGTTTGTTCGCCAAGCAGTTGTCCTGCTTCTTCCATAACTTTAGCAATATCGACTGCTTCTCTACGCTTGCTTTGGCGTAGTGCTGTAAGTCCTGCTTCAGCCGCTTGCTGTTCAAAAGCACGTAGTTGATCTGCTGTGCCAGAAGTTTCTACATAACGAGTAATTTGCTCACGCACTGGTTTGATCATCATCATACCATTTTTGTGCATATTAGCATCCATAACCCAACGCTCTAAAATAAAGTGTGGGTCATTCATTTGATTTACAACTTTAGCAACCATGTTGGTTGCTTGACGAGCTGCCGCTTCATCATCTTCTCCATCTGCTACGAAATCAAAGTTGATCTCGCCGTTGGGCATTAGTCCTTTTGTGATGACTGCGGTTGCGTAATCAACAACGGGCTTGACACTTGGGTGGATGTAGTCAATGCCGTTGACCGGGGCAGTACTATCAGTGACTGCGAGACATAGATAATGATAATCTGATGCCCTATTGACAGCATTCTTTGTGCCCAGATAACGCAGATAAGACGCCATTTTGACATCCATCTGGTTCTTCATGCGGACAAAAGTAGCATTTATCTTCTTGTTTTGATTGATGTCCTGCACGGGTATATGTTTTATATCCAACATGAGTTTGGGTTTCCTTTACTGATATATTATTTAGCATTTGGATTTTCAACAGGCTTTTGCGATTGCTCTTTAGGTTCCTGCTTATCCTTCTTGCCAAAGATGGCATCCCAGTTATCCCGTATCTTTTTAACATCTTCTTTACGACGATTGCTGCCTTTACTCAATGGAATTCTCCTGGAAGTATGATACGGGGTTGGTTTGCTTCTGCTTCATCACGCCTTTTAACATAGTCTTTGGCTACTTGTAAATCGCAAACGTGGCAGTAGTAAGGGCCGTCTTCTTCATCTAACTCATAGATAGTATGTGGCACTTCTGCTGTAATCATAGTTTCTTCAAACACTCGTGCGTGTTTCTCACACATAATAGCAGGAGCACGCTCGCCCACTGCTGTTAGATATTTTCCATCTTTTTCCATTATGCTAATCTCTTTCTAATAAAGTCGCAATAGTCAGAATCTATTTCTGTTAGCACGCCAATAGCATTAAACTCTTGTGCTACTGCGGCTGTTGTTCCTGTCCCACCAAAAGGATCATATACACGCTGTCCAGGTTGAATACCTGCTACACGCAAACAATGACGCACCAAATCTCTTGGGAAGATAGCAGGATGGCCTTTGTCGCCTTTTACTTCCTTTGCGTCTTGTCCCATATAACCAGTTGTTTCATATGGAATGTGCCAGCAAGTTGTAGTGGGTCTTGTTGTGCGTCCTGTTCGCTTAAAGTTATCTTCAGCAAACTCTGGTCGATAAGGTACTGAACTCATTTCAATGTCTATAGGTGTTTTGCCTTGTGCTGTAAAATGCCAAACCGTTTCGTGTCCATGTGGTAGCACATATTGTGCATTGATATTTACGGTGCTACGTCCATAGATGTGTCCTTTAAACTCTATTGCCTTTGCCCATACTATGTTGTTTTGAACACGCCAAGGAACTGCTTGTGCTACTTCATATGCCAAAAACGGATCTGTTGAGTTGCCTGCTATGTTTAAAAACAAGTGTCCAGTTGGTTTTAATATGCGGCATGCTTCTGTCCATACATCACGCATCCATTCTAAGTAGTTTGACTTCTTATCTTTGTAAGTGTTGTATGCTAAGTTTCTGTTATAAGGCGGGCTACTGACTATTACATCTATTAAAGCATCTGGTTGTTGCTTCATCCATTCTAAACAATCCTGTTCATACAATTCATATGTCATTTCTTATCCTTGCGGGTTAAAACTGCGTTTCCAAGCAGGCAAGTTGGTCTCATCTCTTGGTTTATAATATTTGTCTCTTGCGGCAGCCATACGCTGTTGTGGCGTGCGATTGTCCCAGGGCTCTGCTACTCCTTGTAAGCAAGCAAGTAGAGCATAACGAGCAGAGTCAATAGTGTCATCTGGATCAGAGAAGCGTCCTCGTTCATCCACATAGTAGTTTTGTGCATCACTTAAAAAGTTAGTGCAGTTTTCATTTACCATTAGGCTACCAACTTCTAACATTTGACGCATTTGGTTGATACCATAACTCTTATGGTTAGTAATACGACCTTCGCTGTCAGGTGGGTTCATAATAGGCTTGTGATACACATTCAGTTCATACGATTCAAATAGTTCTCTTATAGAACTTGAACTCATAGTGTATCTGCCAGGAGTAGATGCATCAGCAGGTAGAACAATAGGAGTGCCAAACACTTCAGGACGAAGTAAATGATTGATGTATTGAGAGGGGACAGCTTCTTCAATGCCCTGCACAATGATTTGTCTATGTAAGTAAGCAACTCGTTCATATGGTTCCCAATACATTAAACTTATCACCGTTTGGTCATTCACTAAGCCCAAGTCTAATGCAATAACTCGCTGTATGTTTGGAATACGAGCAAAGTCAATCTGTCCTGTAGTGTATGTAGGCCATTGACGCAGTTGGAACACAGCACCTTTACCCATAACAGGCTTACCAGCAATACGTGCTTCTCGTTCGTGTGGCAAGTAGTCGCGTTCAAGTTGTCTGCGTGTTTCTTTTAATAAGAATGGTTGTCCCCACGGATCGTATTCAGGAACATCATCCCACGATACTCGAATGTATTCATAGCCTTCTTCTTTGTTCCAGAACTTACTAACCAATCCGTTCAGGCCTTTTAGTGGCGTAAAAGAACAAAGCACTTTACCTTGTGTAGTAGCAGTTCGCGTAACGATTTCACTGAAGAAGTCATCTGGTGGTTGCTCGTCAAATACAGCCAAGTTCAGTTTAAAACCTTGTAGTTGTCTTACTTCTTGAGTATAGTTTGCAAATAGTAGATAGCTATTGGCACCACTAATATGCCTAACTTCAACGCCAATACAATTAGCACCATCATTACGCATAGTGTCAGTAATAATGCAATCACGAGGTATAGCACCAGTGCCAAGATTTTCTGTAATTTTAACATCTTGTGTGCCTAATAATTCATTTTGTAATACAAGTGCTACCTGGCTCCAGCCCTCACCTGCTACCATACAAGTGATAGGCTTGTCAAAGCGGAATCCTTCCCACCAATCAGGATACAATCCAGTTAGATGATAAGCAGTTTCATAACAAGTAGATACCGTTTTACCAATACGGTTGGCAGCAAGAATACCACGACGCTCACTATCACCTGTTTTAAAGAATGTTAGTTGATGTTCAAACGGCCTAAAGTATTGCAGTTGGTTATAACGCATGTCATCAGCAACTTCAATAGCCAAATCTTGTAAGTGGTTTTTTAAGTTGGATGGCCAAAGATGATAAGTCTCTGGTGCTACATTATTAGTGTCCAAAGCATAACGCAAGGCACGAGCCATTAAAGTTTCTGTGCCCAGCATATTACCTCTGGAGTTCTATAAGCGTAGCAATAAAGTGTTCAAGATCAATATCATCTAACGTTAAAGTAAAGTGGCTAAGACCTAAATCTTTATCTGTGCGTGCTAATGTAATGAATAGTTGATCTTTATACCATTGGCCTTCAATATCAACACGAGAACTATCATTCTTTGTCAGGTTCATTTAGTTGCTCCATAGGATACATTTGAGTAATAACACTTACGTGCCATAGTGCTTCACTAAGTCGAGCAATTTCATCTGCTGTGCTTGTCCAAGTTTCTGGATCAGCCAAGTCAGCAGGCTTGCGTGTTAGTATGGCTTGTAAGCGTTCTGCGATTAGTCTTTGTATGTGTTCGCATTGACCTGGGAATCTGGTTTTAAAAGACTCCCTGTGTGCGGCATTGACCTTTTGTAAGATCATAGTATCACGAACCATACGCTCTTGTTGAGCTTGATGAATTATGCCATCACGGACTTGGTTGCTCATTTATCCAAATCCCAAGGATTGGAAGCAACTGCTTCATTTAAACTTACAAACTCGCGATCAATCCAAGTGTCCCAGTGATTAGATTTATTGACACGGAATGTTTGCATTAGTGCTCGTAGTTTGCGACCTTGTGGAGTCATACTACCATCTTCACGAACAATAACTTGCTCACCAGTGCGTGGATCAACCCACTTGATGATTTCAGGACGCTCACGACCATACTTGTCTAACTTGACACCAAATGGGCGTTGATCAACGGGACCTACAATCTCATACGAAATCTGTCCTGTTTTATATTTGCGGAAATACACACTAACTTTTTTATCTTGCATACGTGCTTCAAAGTCAGGATGTGGAATACTGTTGCTTACAAAGATGTTTTGTAGTTCGTCATTACCTGGTAATGTTTTATCTTTAGGGGGAACTGCTTTTAAATCTTCTACAGGAATAAGTTCTGTTTTATCAATGTACGGGTTATCGCCGCCTACAAACTTTGGATCTACTTCTTGTCCGTTTAAGACATCCATAGCAACTTGATACTTTAACTTATTGGCACGACCTTTTAAGTTTAAGACAACCCCCGTTTCATCAAATACAAATCTCTCAAGTTCTTTGGCCGTGGGAAAGTCGGTCATTAAACCGTCCATATCATATTCACCAGCGTTGGCACCAATAGGTGCTTGTGGCTTCACTTCAGGTGTAATCACCCATTCAGTTTTGTTTTTCTTTGGTTTTGCGGGAGCGGCTTCTGCAGAAGTGTCCCATGGATTGACCTGTTGGTCGTTTTGATTTGGCATTTCATTTTCCTTTTTCTATGCGATGCTTGGGGGAGTCTGTCCCCCAAGTTTATTTAGCGAGGACGAACTCGTGTGCGTGTGATTGGCTTGGCAACTCTGGCAGACGTTGTTCTAACGCCTGGAGCATTGGGAGGAGCAAAGCGATTTGCTGGAGTAGTCATACCAATTTGAGCTCCACCAATCTGCGAACGATCAATAGGACTTAAATTTCCAAAGCCTGGAGGTAGTTGTCCTGTGCCTTGTGTCATTGGCTGTTGCTGACCACCACCAAAGAAGTTGGTTTGAGCAGTAATTGCCTGTTGTTGTGCTGGAGTATAACTTGCGTTAGGTGTGCCAAACACGTTGTTTGCGTATTGATTATAAGTGTCTTGTGGAGTTAGTTCGGCTGTAGTGGCTTCTGGAGGTGTGCCAGGTTGTGGTTGTGTGCCGCTGCCAAAGATAGGACGACCATAAGCACCGCCTACAAGTTCAGCACCACGAGGATCAGCACCAGCAATGAGTCTTGGCAACATACCACCAATAACTCCACCAATGCCTTTACCACCGCCCATACCTGTGCTTGGTAGGCCTGGAGTTGGTTGGCCAATAAACGCTTCTGTTTGAGGGCCGCTTGGTGTCAGACCGTTTGGTAGTTGGCCTCCACCCATATCTGGATTACCGCCAAGATTGCGATAGTCCATACCAACACCCATACCAGGACCGCCTACAGCGAACTGCGTAGGCATCCCACCTTGGTTGGGATTACCATTATAGTCGTTGCCATAGCCACCAGGGCCGCTGGTGTTGGGACCTCCCATACTTTTACCGCCTGCGGATGAACCTCCCAGTGATGTTGACATACCCATAATGTGTTCCTCTTACTTCTTATATTTGCTTGGCAACTTGCTTCCGTTAGCAGTTGGATTAGTCTTGGGACCTGTATTGCTGTGTAAGCCTTCAAGTGCTGGATTAGTTGTGCCAGCCTGACCGCGACCACGCATTTCAAGTGCTGACGTAACCATATTAGCTAATGTGGCTTTCTCACTTGAACTTGCTGATTTGGCATCCATGAACGCATTACGTTTTGTCATGCTACCTGCGTTGCCTGTAGTAGGACCGCGTTTTTGATTTATGGCTTTACCGCCTTGTGGATTTGAACTCATTTTGTTTTCCTTATTATCCTGCCAATGTTACTGGAGTAACATATACTGCCGTCGAACTTGCGGCAACTACAGCAAAAAAGATTTCTACTGGAGCCTGGCCAGCGGCATTCACTTTAATAAGTTCTGTTTGGCCTGGACCAATGCAGTTGCTACCTGTGTTGGTTGCTGTTACTGGAACTACTGCTGTAGGAGCAGTTGTGCCTGTTCTAAAGAACACTGGTTCTGTAGCACTGGTGTTAGTTACTTTTAAGTATGCGGGACCATTGGCACCATCTAAACCAAGATTGGCTGCCGCTGGAGTAATGCTACTGCCACTTGAAGTTGCTGTGGCTGTTAGAGCGACCGTGGCTCCTGCTACAATGTATGGCGTTGTCATTATAGTTGATTTCCTTTAGTTGGGCCACGACCTACGTTGATCTTGTCTGCGTTGCCTTTGTAGTTTTGTCCTGCACTTGGAGCAAATGCACGAGTGGCACCATCACCAACTGCTTGACGCTGTTGTGGTTTGCCTCTAAATGTTTCTTGACCACGATCAGGCACGGCTGTTCCGCCACCTGTAGGACCGCGTCCTTTATTGATCATTGCGTCTGGATTTGTTTTAGTGTGCTGATTGCCACTATACTTGCTTGTTCCGCGGCTGAAGCCAGGACTTGAAGTGCCAGTGGCTGCATTAAACCCAGCGGTTGCTTTTTGGTCTCTTGCTTCTTTCATTTTGATTTTCCTTTTGATTTCTTAGCCGCTTCGCGTTTAGTTGAGTACGCTATAGCCACTGCTTGTTTAACAGGTCTTCCTGCTTTAACTTCTGCGGCGACATTCTTATTGAATGCCTTTTTGCTTGTTGATTTCATTAGTGGCATATTGTTATTTAGTTTCTGGATCTACGCCAACAAGCTTGGCCAGTGCTTCCGCAAATGCCGCTTGTTTTTGTGCGATAGCATCTTTACTATCAGTTATTTCTGCTTCAACTAAAGTAGTAGCAGTCTTATCTAAAATAATCTTTTCGTATGTTACACGATTGCGTGTATCACCTGTGTTTATTGTGTCAATGTAGCCTTCCATAAGACTTACAATAAAGGGCTTACCTAACATGTTTTCAGCCGCTTCAAGTATCTGCTGTGCTGTCAGTTTGTTTGTAGTGCCTTTAGGGCGACCAGCACCAGGGCGGGCACCACCCAACTTGCCTTTGGTTTTCTTTTCCGTTTTTGTGTTCTTTTCCATACTATTATTTAGCACCTTGGTTAAACTCTGCTTAAATACCGTATCATAGAAAGGAATAGCAATGATACAATACTCATGGACTCCTGCCGCGGGGAACGATGTTCCAGAAATAGTTCAAATGGCAGAAAGTCATTTTCAAACAGAAATAGACACCGTCTTCAAACCAGATCCAGTTGCATACAGCCGCAACATCACCTTTGCCGTCGTCAACCAGTTTTATCTTCCTGGTTCAGAACTTCTTTATATTGCTCGGGATGCCTCTGGCAAACTTGTAGCATATACTTGGGCAAAGTCAAACGAGCGAGCAGCCTGGAGTGATGACAGCATGGTAGTGATACGCATGGCTCACGTTGATCTCTGTTTAAGTGCTCGTGATCGCTTACGGCTAATCTCTGATATGATGACTATATGGGAACAATTTGCTCGTTCAACCAATACTCCAATCATCTGTTCAACGACTATGCGTAAAGATCAAGATGCATTTCTAAAACTACACGCAAGAAACGGATATGATGTCCGTGGTTCTTACGCTTACAAAAAGTTGAGTGCCTAACAAACTCGCCTGCCAATTCGTTGATGCCTGGATTAGAAAGCGGCAAAATCATTCCAGTTCTTGATAGCACTCAGGGCCGCTTAGCCTAAGGTAGATTTTAACATCCAAATGTTTTTAGCAATAGCCAATACACGATCTTGTGCGTAGTTGGCTATTTCTTTATGACCATCTACTTCTGCTATTGCAATCAGTTCTTCATAGCAACCTTTTAGTGTTTCTAAATCGCCTAATACAGATTCTAACAACTCATCTGCTGAACCTTCAATGCGACTTGGTTTTACTTCACTATCATCTAATATGTCGAATATGTCGCAAGGCATATACTCGCCAATGCTACGCAATAACTCACCAATGATATCAATCTGATCTTGTAAGTCTTCGTATATTCCGCCAAGCAAAGTGTGGTCGCTTGTAAAGTTGCGTCCTATAATGTTCACGTGTGCGGCATGACTACGAAAGTATGCTACAAAGTTGTCATTAAAGACTTGTGTTAGTTGTTCTGCTGTTTTCATATTATTGTCCCGCATTCATAATAGCGGCTGCCAAACCTGTATCACCACTCATAGCACCCATCATCATACTATCATAGTACGCTTTGCGTTGTTCTGGAGTCATATTAGCAAGTTGATTGGCAGCAAAACCAGTTGCGGCAGCACCACCTGCGGCTACTGCACCAGGAACAGCAACAGGCATAACACGCTGTGCGGCAAACTGACGCATCTTACTTGCCATATCCATACCACGTTGAATAATACTTGGTTGTTGTGGAGCGGCTGTAGGAGCAACAGGAGCGGCTGTAGGAGCAACAGGAGCGGCTGTAGGAGCACCAGTTGGAACTGCGGCACCACGCTGTTGGATTAGTTGTGCTAATCTTTGTCTTGCGGCATCACCGTGCGGACCTTGTTGTTGAGCAACTTGTTGTAGCACTTTCATTTCTTGCGTAGCCGCGTGTGTTGCGGCTTTTGACATTTCTGCACCTGCTTGTGTAGCAACACCAGTCTTATAAGCTTCAGCGGCTTTACTTGCGGCACTTACCAACTTACCACCACCATATAAGCCTGCGGCACCTGCGGCATATGGAGCCGCTGTTGCTACAGCACTACCAACTGCTGGAGCAAGTTCCATTGCAGTTTGTGTCCAAGTTTGTTCGCCGCCAGTTGTAGGAACTCCAGCCTCTTGTGCTTGTTGGAATACTTGACTTGGCGTGTTAGGATCTATAGTAGGCAGTTCAGAAGCGGATTGAACTGCTGGACCTGCTTGTCCTTTTTTACTTGCTTCTTCGCTTTGCATCTCCATGATGATAGCATCACTAATGCCAGCGTCTCGTAGTTTTTGAACTTCTGCTTCTGTCATATTATCTTCCTAATAGTTTTCTGGCCGCAGCCTTTTCAGCGTTGGAAGTTACATAACTCCATTGCTTGCCAGGAGGAGCACTTGGATCAAATGTAGGGGCTGGATACATTTCAAATGCTTTATATGTTTTATCCTTGAACGCATTCAGTTGTTCAGCCGTAGCACCTGCTGGTGGGCGGAATGGCTTCAAGAACTCTGCACGAGCTTCAGCGATACCTTCGTATGCTTTCATCCACTTAGTTTGTTCTTTATCCCACTCACGATTGAATGTTAAATCTGTGTTTAGATCAGGACGGTTTTGTGCAAATACACTCTTAGCGTGTGCCAAATCATTGTTAAACTTGCTACCATACATTGTTTGTAAAGCACCAAGTGGAGTAGTTTGTGCCAAGTTAGACAAGTTAGAGTTGGCGTTGATCTTCTGTTCGATGTTAGATACAGCACCAGGACCTGCGTTAGCACGTAATGTCTTCTGGTTGATACCCATGTTTAAGTTTAGGATCTGTTCTAATGCCGCACGTTCGCCTTCTTTTAAGCCTAAGTCTTTAATGTCTTTGTAGAACTCACCTGAGTTTTCTGTGCCATACTCACCTGTCAATAACTTTGTTAGTGTATTGCGAGCACGGTCATAGTTTGTGCCTGTGCCATTGTAAATGCCCAGGATACTTGGATTGCTATTGATAATAGCAAGTTGTTGTCTGCGGATACCTGCAACATCTCGACCATTAGCACCAGACTCCATTAGTGCTGGAACGGTCTTTTCTTGGAACTGCGTTTGTGCGGCAGCACCTACTTTAGTTGCTGTTTCCATTTGTGCTGGAGTTTGACCTGCTGGAGCACCACCTACCACTGGAGCGGCACCTGGAGTTCCAGTTTGTGTTGCTGTGATAACACCATTAGCATCTGGCTTGATTACTCGACCAGTGTTCAAATCAACTAATGGAGCACCAGGCTGTTGTGTAGCATAGCCAATGTTTGTGCCATACTTGAAGTTGTGTTCGCCAGCGGCCTTAGCACCTGCTTCAGTGTACGATGTAGGACCTGCGTATTTTAATTTAACACCAGCCGCTTGTTCTGCTTTGGCACCTGCTGTGCTAATGCTTTCTGGAGTCCAGTTCTGATTAAAGTCTGCTCGCTTGCCACCGCCTAAATCAATATAGGTATTTGCTTTGTTGTTTTTATATTCAGTGATAAGTCTGCCTTTGGCAACGATATTACCACTTGCATCACGCTGTTCATATATTGCACCAGCATCTGGTTTAGTAGAAGCTCTACTACCACTGGCACCAGAAGCAAAACGTGCTACTTCTTCTTGACTCAATGGTTGATTATCTGCTGTGATACCACTGATTGGTAAGCCTCTTGCATTTACTTGAATCAATGCTGTTTGGCCTTTGTCATCAGTTACGCTTGTCCATTTGTTGCCGTAGCCTAACTTGATTGCTTCTTCACCAGCAAGTTGTGGGCTTAGGAAGCCAAGCAAAATCATCTTAGCCCAAGAGCCTTCTTGTTTCTTTAGTTCATCAGCAATAGCACGACTTGCTTTAGGATCGCCTGCTGTTGCGGCTGCCACGGTTGCTTCAACTTGTTTAGTTGCGGCATCTGCTTTAAATTCTTGTTCTAATAAGTTTCTTGCTTGTTGTTTGGCGATTGCTTGCATGCCAGTGAACTGAGCATACTCTGGATTCTTACTAATCTCCATCCACTTGAATGGATCGTTGCCTGCTTCTTCAAACAATCTGTTCTTAAATGCGGCTGTGTCTTGTGGAACCATACCGCCTGCGACTAATGGCTTGTTATCTGGACCCAACACGGTAGTAGTACCATCTGGGTTAGTGATTAGTTTGTTGCCTTGTTCATCGACTTGAATGTTTGCTTGTCCAGGGATGACTGGAGCAGGAGTGGCTGGGGCAGGAGTCGCTTCAGGAACTGCTGGAGCCACTGGAGGTAAAGAAGTTGTGCCTTGGACGCCACGACCAGTAGCAACTGCTACACCTGGTTCTGGATATGCTTGTGGTCTTGCAAAGTTTGGTGCGGGTGCGGCTTGTGCTGATGGAATAACTGCACTAACAGCGTTGCCAACACCACGCATTACCTTGTTTAGATAACCTTGTGTTTCTTGTGGTGCTTGTGCTACATTAAACTGGCCTTGGTTGCGATTCATGTTTCTTTCAACAGCACCAGGACCTGCGTTATAGGCTGCAACACCTGCCTGGTCGCCAAAACGCTGACGCATAGCGTTTGAATATAGTTGGCCAAACTCTTGATTTAGTTCTTTGTTTGATAATAGTTGTTGTGCTGTTGCTTGACTACGATTAGGCACTTCAATGCCACGTTGTTGTGCCAGTGTAAAGATATCTGGGACACCATAACCTGGACTCATTGCTGTAGATGGCATAATCTGGGCAATGCCCATAGCACCTTTAGGACTTGTAATAACTTGTCCAGTGCGTGGGTCAGTTTGTCTGTTGCCTGACTCTGCTTGTAGTTGGTTTTGATATATTGGATCAGAAGGTGCTACAGGACCTGCTGGAGTCAATACCGTCTTAGGAGCAATCGCTCCTGGTATTTCTTCTTTTGTAATGCGTTCTTGTGTGCCATCGCCGTAGGTTTTGATTTCCTGCGTATGGACCGTTGTGTTTGCTAACTCTTCTCGCTTCTTACGTTCTTCTTCAGTTTCGTAATCACCAAGATAAGTTCCAAATGCGTCATATTGTGCTGCCATATTGTTGTTCCTTAGAAGCTAATGCCTTTGAAGTCAACACCTGCTTTGTAGCCTGTAGTGTTAGTGCCTTGCGTTCCGCGGAAGTCTGGGCTATAACTTGCGGCTGGTGTTCCAAACAATACACTCGCATATTGATTGTATAATGCTTGCGGTGCCATAGAGGCTGTAACTGCGTTGCCTGCGGCTCCTAATGCTTGTCCAATGCCACCTTGACCATAACTTGCTAACTGGTTTGCGGCTTGTAAGCGTTGTCCCATAATGTTATTAGCAACTTGAGCGGCAAGTTGTTGTTGCTGTCCTTGATTAGAACTTGCTAAAGCACGTTCTGCTAATGCGGCTCGAGCACTACCCAAGTTGCCTGACCCTGCTAACGCACGATTTTGTAGTTCTGCGTTTTGCAAGTATTGTGCTTGTGCTGGACCCAGTGCGGCACCAATCTGTTGCTCCATATACTTGGGGTCAAATACTTGTTGTAGGCCACTAATACCTGTGCGTAATGCTGACTCGCCTGTGCTACCTAATACATCTTGTGCTTGGCGTGCCATACCTGCTTGATTCTGTGCGGCATTTAATACGCCACCAGCACCTGCATTATAAACGTTTGTAGCACCAGTGGTTGCTTGCTGATAAGCAGGAATAATAGTGCCTGTTAGCAAGTTTGTTTGTGCCGCAATGGCGGCTTTTTGTTCTGGTGTTACAACTGGGGCTGAAGAGCCTGAACTTTTTCCGAAACTCATATTGTTTTCCTTATTGTGATATTTAGCATGATGTTATACCCTGCCTGGCACAGCTGGTGCTGACACAAATTGTGCTTGATACTCTGGCGAGTTGATATAGTTCACTATATCTTGTGGTCTTGCTACATCGCCCATCTCTTGTAATCCCCATGGCGTCTTGGGTGCGGCTGCTACCGTGTTGTATGCTTGTGCATCAAACGTAGGACCTGCTTGATAATCATGACTGCCCCAGTAGTATTGACTTTGAACTGGGCTTGTTGTTTGATAGAATGGCGTAGGTGCCATAAAGCCTGGATTCAATCCTGTTGGTATTTGTAATGTTGGCAAGTTGCCTGTGGATGGAACTGCTATTGATGGAACACTGGGACCACCACCATCTGTTTTTGTTCCTGGAACTACAACTGGGAAGATAGGAGTAATAGGAGTTGGCTTCCAACCACCATCGCCTGTGCCATCAGTCTTGGTTCCATCGCCACCAGTATAACTGCCTACACCTAAATCTGTTGCGTCTGTGGCTCTACTTGTTCCATCTGCTTCAATAGTAATAGTTGAACCATCATCATATGTGTAAGTCTTACTGCCATCACCGTTATCCACATAAGCATCACTGCCTGGGATATTGGCTACAACATCTGTTGCTGGTGTGCTTGTGTATGTGCCATCAGCACGAGTAGTCAATGTGCTACCATCGTCGAATGTATGTACGATGTCTCCATTAGGCATAGTCATTGTGCCATCAGCGTTCATAACTGGTGCTGTAGGAGTTTGTGGAGCACCTGGTGATAAATCTACTACAGGAGCACCCAATCCGTATTCGTTGCTTAGTGTGCTACCAACTACATCTCCACCAGGAGTGCGTGTGATAGTTGAACCGTCGTCGTATGTGTAAGTTGTGTTGCCTGTGGATGGATTAAAGTATTGATTTGCTAATCCAGTAGCACCACCCATAGCACCACCAGTTAAAGCACCTTTAACAATATCACCACCTGTTAGTGCGGCACCAGTAGCACCTGCGGCTGCTCCGCCTGCGGCACCAGTTAGAACAGCATTTGCTCCTGCTGAACTTGCGGCACCAGCAGCCGCTCCACCAGCATAACCACTTACGCCACCAATCAATGCTCCTTCAAGAATGTTGCCACCGTTTTCTGCGGCGTTTGCGGCACCGCCCATAGCACCAGCCCATACTGGAGGCACACCCATAGCCATAGCACCTACTGATACAATAGCACCAAGTGGGTTTTCCTTTATTGGCTGTATGATGTTGTCATCAATGGCTCTACCTATTTTTCTTACAAATCCCATATTATAACCTCGTTGTGGCTTCAAAGCCCCGTTCCGTCTTTACTATTGTTAAACGGTCTGCTGGAATGTTTGCTATAAACAACTCATTGATTTTAGGATTTTCATAAGGTGTCATTGCCCACGTTGCTCCAGCCTGCTTACATTCTTCAAATAACTCTAATACCGCACTGGCAAGCTCTTGTCCAGAACCCGCATTATAACAATGGAACTCTATGCCTTCTCCTAATCCGCCTACTGGTCTATGTAGTATAACGGTCTTTGTCTTCCTTGCTAATCTATACCCTTCCACGGTTTTTTCAAGTATCTCATCTACGCTAACCAAGAAGTCTTTGCTGTCGCTGTGATTTCTATCGTGGTCGCGTTGTAATATTTCTACTATGCTCATCATTGCTATCCTATGCCTTTTTATTCCTTATATTTAGTTTATTGTTTTACTACCTGACCAGTTAGGTTGCGTAATCGCACTTCACTGCGGTCGATTTGTGCGGCTCCACCTGTATCCACGATACGGAACTGCACATCTACTCTATACAAATAGTACGCTGGACTGGGCTGATCTATGATGCTACCAAAAATAGTGTTAAACTCTAATGTTCCAGAACCAATAGCAACTGACTCTGTATAAACACGTTCAGCAACGGTGCCACTAAACGAATACAAAAAGTCTGGATTGACTGGGTCGTTGTTGCTAATGGCCAAGTAGCGATTTACCAATACCGAATATTGAATGTCTGTTGCCGCTGTGGCAGTATAACTTAGTGTGTTGTCTAATGTTACGTTTACAAACACACGATCAGTTGGGCTGGTTACCGTTAGCCTTGTTGAACAATCTGTTTTCAAGTATGTTTCTGCGGCGGCATTAGTGCCTGCGGCTGGGGCTTGAATAGTGTTAAAGTATCCAACCGTTCCGCCAGCACCAGCACCCAAACTGCTTTGTGGTGTTATGCTTTTAACAACCACATAGTTTGTTGTGCATTCTACAACACCAGGACCCGTAAACTTCTCATTGTAGCCAGTGATGCTAACACCTGAAGTGGTTATTGAGTTCCATTGTTATAATGCAGTCACAGGGCAATAGC